TCGGCGATTGCTGGAAACCTTCTCAATGAAGCGGTTGGGGGAGGAACGTTTGTCAATTCCCTCCTCTGCTACATCACGGACGAGCAGACAGGGACGGAGCTCCAGCTCCCTGTGAATCCAGAAAGGATTACTTTCAAGTGGGGCAGGAAAACGGAGACGGTGAACATCCTGAACCTTGGGGAGGTTGATTTCACCACAGGGGACAAACTGTCAGGGATTTCATTCTCGTCATTCTTCCCGAGTGCCTACGTCCCAGCATATTGCACCACGGCGAACATCAACACGCCACAGAGTGCAAACGCTGTGATGAATGCGTGGAAAAGCCGATACAACGAGCCGACACCTGGTTTAAAGGACCCCATTCGGCTCATTATCACCGGGGCGCAGGAAATCAACATGCTTGCAATCATTTCAGACTACGAGAGCAACGAGCACGGTGGCGAGCCGGGGGATATTTATTACAACGTATCTTTCCGCGAATGGAAAGAGATTTTCGTCAGAACCGATAGCGAAGAAAAGCCTGGGAATCGAACGTCGATGAAGGAAAGGCCGAAGCTCGTCAAGATGCAGACAGGGCTCGACGAGTTCACGGGGCCAGAAGCCCTCTGGAAAGTCGCGAAGCAACACTACGGAAGCGGCGAAAGTTTTGGCAGCATCTTCAAAGGCGTTACTGCCGAGGAGATAAACAAGAGGGGGAGCGTGAGGCTCCCATGATCGTTACACCGGGGATGCAGAAATATGAGGTTGTGCTTCAGGACAAGTATTTCCTGCGCGAGTGCATCCAGAAACTTTCCCTTGAGGACAGGCTCGACGAAATTTCCTACTCGGCAAAGGTTACGCTTGCCGTACCGGGCGACCAGTTCACAGGCTTGCCGATCATAACACCTGGGATGGAGATTCGGGTGAGCGGGACGAAGTTCGGGGAAACAGATTACTCGTACATCATCCAGCCGGGAGTTGTTTGGGACGTGAATATCTCGAACCGCTCACGGCGAAACTGGAACCTCACGATTTACGACCGGGCGATTTACCTATCCAAGAGCAAGGACGAATACCTCTGGAAGGAAGGTGAGAAAGCCTCGGACAGAATCGAGCAGCTTTGCGGGGATTGGGGCATCACGGTCAAGGACATCCCCGACACAGGGCAGGGACTTGCTGCGGCGACCGTCAGAGCAAAACCGTTGTGGGGCGTGATGCAGGATGCGCTAAAAGAGACGGCAGAGAAAAACGGGCGGCTGTTTACCGTGCGTATGCAGCCGGACGGACTGGAGATCTTCGAGATTGGCACCAATAAGGATGTATGGGTGTTCGAGTTCGGGGCAAACCTCGAAAGCGTTGTGCAGAAGCAAAGCCTTTCGGGAGCTGTGACAAAGGTCAAGATCCTCGGCAAGGCATCGGACGGTGAGAGAAGCCCTGTCGTTTCAGAGCTGAACGGTGAAACGGATAAGCTGGGAACGATACAGGAGATTATATCCGACCAAAAGGCCATCGACGACGGGACGGCACAGGCGAAAGCTAAAGGGATGCTCACTGGCATACAGGAGACCGTCACGGTTGAGGCGGTCGACATCAACACAATACGGAAAGGTGACAAGGTTATCGTGGAAGGGTGGGAAGATGGGCTCTATGTCATGAGTGTGAGGCATGAGCTCGGGACGCCTGGAAAGATGCATATGGAGCTTGCCACAAAGGAGTATATTCGGAGGAAGTACTACCATGAAAGATAACCCCTTTAAAAGCATTGTCGCCGAGCTGGACGGGCAGATGAAAAAGCGGGCGAATGAGGCCGTCGATGGGCAATGGGCGGCTCATGAGCTTGGAACGATAGAGGCAGATGGATTGAGACTCGACAATTTCACGAAATCTGTCATTCCAATCAATAGATGCCTCATCTCGAGAGATTTGACGCTGAAAATCCCGTATTTCACAGATACGAAGGTTGTATCGGGCGGCAGCGGGGATGCGGAATATGCGCCACACAGCCACCCGGTCATCACGCCGCCGGAATTGTGGCCTGTCAAAGTCGGTGACAGGGTGCTTGTGGCTCCTGTTGGAGGTGGGCAGAATTTCGTGATAGAGCAGGTTGTTGTTCCTTGGCAGGGGCCAAAATGATAGGAGGCGAGAGCTATGTCGAACCTTTTTCCCACGTCGGGGGTAGGGGAGGCAGATTATACCGACGCAGCGGCAGGGAGAGCTGTTGATTATGGCTCGACGGTGCAATTTGACTTTGAAAAGCATGAGTTCATCCTTTCCCCCACAGGGAAACAGAAGCAGTTCGAGGGCTCGGATGCCTGGGGCGAGTGGTGCGTGAAAGCGATGAGCACGGAGCGATACAGGTACTTGGTATATGACAATCAATATGGCGAAGAGCTTGATACCCTTATCGGAAAAAGCCGCCCGCATGAAGTCATTGAGTCAGAGATAAAACGCATGACACGGGAATGTCTCATGTGTGATCCTCGCACAGCGAAGGTTGACGACTTCCATTTCCGATGGATAAGGGATGGCATCATGTTTTCCTGCCGTCTCACAAACACTTTAGGAGAAACCCTTACATTGACTAGGACGGTGGTGAGGTAAATGGCGACAGAACCAAATTATTTACAGGAGGCAGACACAGCAGAGGCCGTTATACGGAAAAGGCTCCTCGCTAAGGTCACGGCTGGCGTTGACAAGAACCAAGGGAGCTACGTTTGGGATAGTCTTTCCCCCGTTGCGATTGAGCTTGTCTTTGTTGGAATGGCGATCAGGAAGGCTCTTGCCCTTGGATTCGCACAGACAACCGACATCGACCACCTGTCTATGAGGGCGGAGGAACACGGCGTATATCGCAAGGATGCAACATATGCCACAGGGACCATCCATGTGACGGGGCAAGCCGGGAGCATCGTTCCAGCGGGGCTGAGGCTTGCAACAGAAGCGGACGCGGATCTCGACATTCCTTCCGTGTTTTTTGTCACAACGGAAACGGCGACACTCGATGAAAACGGGGAAGCCGACATCCCGATTCGCGCAACGGAGCCGGGGATTCAGGGCGATGTTGCAGCGGGAAGTATTGTTGTCCTCGCGCAGTCGAGGAAAAATGTCTATAGCCTCACGAACCCACAGGAAACCACGGGCGGGACAGATAAGGAGGGGCTGGAATCCCTCTTGGCTCGATATCTTGAGCACGTCAGGAATCCAGGCACATCGGGGAACAAGGCGGACTATAAACAATGGGCGTTATCGGTCAATGGCGTTGGTGATGCGCATTGTATCCCGCTGTGGAACGGAGAGGGCACCGTGAAGGTCGTCATCCTTGGAGATGACAAGAAACCTGCATCAAGCGATATTGTTGATGCGGTGCAGGAGTTCATCAACGTCAATGCCGGGACAGGGGACAGGAAAGCCCCCATCGGTGCAACGGTCACGGTTGTTCCGGCTTCCACAGTCACACTTGATATTTCTGCATCGGTTCTCATAGACAAGGACGCAGGAGAAAGCATCAGCTCCATTCGGGAACATTTCGTTGCAGCACTGGAGGAATACCTGAAGAAGCTGGCATTCAAGACTAGCACCATCAGATATGCAAGGATAGGATCTATACTCCTTGAGCAGGCTGGCGTTGTCGATTATTTCTATCTCACGATCAACGGAGAAGAGGAAAACATTGCGCTCGGTGAGGACGAGGTTGCAATAGCTGGGGCGGTGAAGTTCTATGCGGCACAATAAATTCGTCACCAACAAACGCGGCGAGGAAATGATGAGCTGGCTCCCTTGGTACTACAAGGACAGCCAAATCATGAACGAGATTATCAACGCGCAATCGGAGGAGATTGTCGCCGCACGCGAGATTATCCTCTACGTCCTGGCACAGTTCTACGTCGACACAGCGGATGATTTTGGGCTTGGGCTGTGGGAAAAAGAGCTTGGCTTGACTCCTGCGGAGGGTGCCAGCAAGGATTTGCGGCGGGCACAAATCAAAGCAAAGCTCCAGCGCCCTCCTATCATGACACCACTCCAAATCCAATCCATCGTGAATCTGTTTATCAACGGGAAAACGGCGAAAGTCATGGAGTGCCCTGGGACATATCACTTCCGCATCGACATTCCATTCGGCGATCTGATATGGCGGGCGGAGATGCTGGAGGCCGTGGAGGAGGCAAAACCTGCGCACCTTGGATTCCATATCCGCTATACGCTCATAAATGGCGAGCTGGATGATACCGTGGAGATTGGGGACGACACCGACGAGGCTGATTTTATAGTCAGCTCTGCGATACGGTACGAAGATTATATCCCATACGGCGGCGGGATAAAGGCGGCGAAGTACGATGGCAACCTCCAGTATGGCGGCGGTCAATACTACAACGGCGACCATCGGCACGATGGGGAGATTTCTTTCATTGGCATCGCGGCAGATACGCCACAATTCGGAGCCGGGCTCCCGTATCACTTCCGATATGACGGGCTTGCAGCGCTTATCGGGGAGTACCGGTTCAATGGGGCGATTCGCTACGATGGATACAGGCCGTACAAGCTGGAATATGATGATTTCATTGACGAGCTTGGGGTTTTCGATATCCGCATCGGAAAAGATGGAGAACCTGCGTTCGAGGACAACGTGGACACAGCTCTATCTTATGACGGCATAGGGCAGTTCGCTGGAGATGCGGAATATGGTGCAGGTGCATCGCCGATAGATGTGAGCGGCGACATTGCCATTCGACGCTTCCGGCGTTTCGACGGGGCGATCGATTGCAGCGGTGGGGATATAAACATCTTCGACGGCAGCATGACATGTGATGGCCTGTTCGACTTCGATGGAGGAGGGAACAGGTACAGAACCGCAACATACACGGACCGCATCGGCGGACAGTTCTCCATCAGGAGGCCGAGGAAGGGCACACCGTTCATTTATCGCTACCCGGAATTTGAGGATCTGATTCCGGCGACGGCGGACGACCTCACGATTCGCATTATACAGCAGGAGATTCAGGAGGATTTGCCGCTTTCCATCGGATTCGATGGAGGGATTTTCTATAACGGCATCCCTGCCAGCGAAAATTCCACGGTGATTGACGTTGGCGGAAGGGTAAGGACGGAGAGGGCACGCCATGCAGACGGCTCAATCCGATATGGGGATTTCGATGCACAAAAAGCCGATGGAAGCCTTTCCTATGGCGGCGCGAAACCCTACGAAGGAGGTGAAAACCATGCTATCACTATCAGACAAAATCGCTCCTTGTAAGGGAGAGTTCCATGTCCGTGTTCTGCGGGGCGGAGAAGTCATTGACCGCATTGACGACCACAACCTCGTTGTTGATGCTGGGCGCATCCGCCTTGCGGAGCTTGCAGCAGGGAAAAGCGGTGCCTATATCACTCATATCGGACTTGGGAGCGGGGCAGTTGCCGAGGATGTTTCCGACACAACACTCGCCGATCAGCAGCTCTTTCCGCTGACAGGGGCGACCGTGAACGGACGGGATGTCCAGTTCGATTTCTTCATCGACACCGGGGAAGCGAACGGGCTTGCCATTCACGAGTTCGGGCTTTTCTGCTCGGACGGGCAGATGTTTTCCCACCGCGTCAGAAAAGGCGTGATTGAGAAGCAGAACGACATCCAGATTCAAGGGTATTGGATTCTCCATTTCTAAGAAAGGAAGGGGCAAGAGATGGCAATAAACGAAAATAATTATGTCGGCTATGGGCCTGTAGCCGATGGAGACACAGGGGCGACGCACACGAAACATCATTTGCCGGAGGCGGCAGAATGGGAGGAAGATGTATACCAGGTAGAAACAAGCGATTACGTTGTTGGCGGCGCGAATGGCATCGTAAACCTCCCCCATGCACAGCTCACCAACAGGACGAAATATCTCAAGGTTCGGCTTGAGGAGCTTGCGCGAAGGCTGGACGAAGCAACGCCGGACAGTGAGGACTATAATGCGATTCTCCGTGAGATCCGCTCGCTTGACCTGTCGGCTGTTCGGCAGCAGGTAGCACACCTCGAACGGCTGAACGCAAACCTTTACCTTGTCATTCAGATGGCAGGGCTCGACCCGGATGGCTACGACGGAATGATTGCAGAGCCGTTGGATGGCGGGGCAAAGGACATCGACCAGACGGTCGTTGAGGTCGTTTCTGTTGTCTCTGGCGATGATTCCATCGACGTTTCGGACAGCACAAATCTTATCGTCGGAGCTCACTACCAGCTCACGGACGGCGAGAACATCGAGGAAGTGCAGGTCAAGCGCATCAACAGTTCCGGCAACATCAAGCGCGTTGTCCTGTACGACAACGTGCGGAACCAGTACAAGGACGGCAGGGCGAAACTCTATCGCTCCTCGGTTGCTATCACAAACGGCAGGGCATACGGCGGCGGCGGTACGCAGACCGACACATGGGACGCGAATACGAGTTTCACGGGGAGCAACACCACGCAGAATGTCTCGGCGACCGTGGACTATTCGGACGGGGACAGCTTCGACCTCACCGGGATTACGCTGGACAACGGAAAAATTGTTTACGGCGGCGCGGCGGTAGGTATTGCCCTTGTGCAGTCAGGCGGCGGGGCAGGAACTTGGACAAGGGTTGACCCCGACGGCGACGGCCTCCCGACGCAGAATTTCAACGAACTTTACCCGTGGAACGGGATTGAAACCGTAACCATAGACGGGCAGACAATGGCGAAAATCCCGAAATTCTATGTCAAGTACGGAGAGGCGGCAGAGGGCAGCGAATACGCAGGAAAGAAATGTCATTGGGTCAGCGAGACGAAGAAAGACGGCTATCACGTTCACCCGGCATTCGTCAGGAACGGCGTCGAGAAAGATTATTTCCTCATTGGCGCGTATGAGGCGTACAACGCAGGGAGCAGCGTCGCAGGGAGCAAGAGCGGGCAGACACCGTGGGTCAATATCGGTGGACACGCGAACGCGATTGCTTACTGCAACGCAAGGAACACCAACGCAGACGACACCGCAAAGCGCGGCTGGCATTTGCAGACCATTTATGAGCGGGCAGCAATTTCTCTCCTTATGCTCATCGAACTCGGAACTCCCGACGTACAGACCGCAATCGCGGCAGGAAATGTCGGCTCCAACGCGGCAGTTGCCACGGGCAGCACGGCGGCGAAATGGCGCGGAATTTGCGAGTATTGGGGCAACGTATGGGAGCATACGGACGGCTTCAAGACCGACGGCAATTCCAAAGGACAGATTTTTTCCACGCAGGGCGACGGTACATACGTCGATACGGGTGTTACTGTGGCGGCGGGCTGGATAAAGGAAGTTTCGGAGGCAAAGGGGACGAACTTCGACCTCACCGACGTTTTTGTTCCTTCTGTTTCAGACGGCACAGAGGCGAATGGCACATACGGCGACTATTGCTGGGTTGCGGCGAATTGCGTTCTTTATCAGAGCGGCGGCTGGGCCTACGGCTCGCGGACTGGGGCGTTTGTGTTTGACGTCGCCAACGGTGCGGCGTACTCGGACGGCGACATCGGTCTGCGCCTCGCAAAATACGCCGACTGACCGCTGGAAAGCTGATTTACTGACCGTCCCCGCGATAGCGGGGCGGCGAATTAAGAAGGGAAACAGAAATGGCGACAATGAGAAATGCGTCATTTGAGCGGGCGCGGAATCCTCTTATGCTACAAACAAAATTCGAGACGATTCAGACCTACACCCACGACGCATTGTTCCAGTTTCCGAAAAAGGAACGGTACTTGCTGTGCGCTCAAATACAGCAAGCAGTTGAGGCGGCTATGCACGAGATAATCCGCTTCAAACTGAAATATTATAAAAAGACCTCTTTGCAGGATATCGACATCGAGATTGATTACCTGCGGACGCTCGTTCGGGAGGCTCACAACCACGGATATATTTCCACCGGGAAACGCGCCGAATGGATAGGACACCTTGACGAAGCAGGGCGAATCGTAGGAGGTTTGAGAAAGTTTTACGCGGAAAAGGCGAAAGAAAAAGCCTGAAACGCATAGGGCGGCGTCTTTTTAGCGGCAACTGGGACAACGGCTCGCAGAATGGGGCGTTTGTGTTTAACGTCAACAACAGTGCGACGAACTCGAACAGCAACATCGGTCTGCGCCTCGCAAATAAGAACACGGCCAGAAGCTGGAATTGTACGGCGATTCCTTCCAGCGCCAAATTATTTGGGGACGTTCGTCCTTCCCGAAAAGGGAGAATATGCAACAAACACCGCGCCTCTGCACACGGCGGTTCGGTGTATTTTTTAGACAAGGCAGGTGGAGCGGTTGAAGCGGTATGACGGTCTTTTCTTTCAGGTAGTGGACACGGAAAACCTTTATTTTGCTTTTGAAGAAGCAAGGAAAGGCAGGAAGTTCAAGCCGGAGATTATGGAGGCAAGCGCAAAGATTGAGGAGCTTATTGGTGACCTTATGTTTTCTCTTTCCGTAGGGACTTGGCGTCCCGACAAATACCACAAATTTGAGACACGGAAAGAAGTCAAACGGCGAATCATCAACGCGCCGACATTCAGGGACAGGATTGTTCATCACGCTTTATGCCGGATTGTCAGCCCGCTATTCGAGCGCAAGTTCATTTTCGACAGTTACGCTTGCAGGGCGAAAGGCACGGGCAAAGGAACTCATTCGGCTGTTACGCGCCTCCAAAAGTTTATTCGCCAGCAAAAGGGCAGGAGCGGCAAGGTTTACATCTTGCAATGCGACATATCGAAATATTATCCGAGTGTTGACCACGAACTTTTGAAGCAGGAAATCAGGCGAACCATCGCCGACAAAATGCTCCTTGAATTGTGGGATTGGATAATCGACGGATTTTCGGAAAAAACCGGAAAGGGGATTCCGATTGGCGCGCTCACTTCTCAACTGTCGGCGAACATCTACCTTAACCCTTTAGACCACTTCGCAAAAGAAACGCTCCACATTGAATTTTACCTCCGTTATATGGACGATTTTATTGTCGTTGCGGGGAGCAAGGAAGAACTCAGACAGCACATTTCGGCGTTGCGTTGGTTCGTCGAGGATAGACTTCTTTTGACGCTCAACCCGAAAACGCAGATTTTCCCCGCAAAAGTCGGCGTGGACTTCGCGGGATTCAGGACATTCGAGGAACACATTTTGCCGAGAAAGAGGAACATTCGGGCGGCAAAGATTCGGTTCAAGAACCTTTCGCACCTATACAAGCACGGGAAAATCGGACTGGACGATGTTCGCCCGCGAGTGGCCTCGTTTCTCGGTTATGTAAAACATTGCAAGGCGCAAAGGACGACGGATTCAACGCTCCGTTGGTTTGTGTGCCGGAGAGGAGAAAAGAATGGCAACGAAAACGGCATTGATTAAGACGACCTCGGCAAGCGAGGCAGATTGCAGCCGCTTCGAGACGGTCACGGGAATTGCCATTTCCGAAGCCGCAAGCGGGACAGGTTCAACGCGATTCCTTGTCAAGGCAGGGAGCGGAAACTGGCAAAAGTACAGTTCGGGGGCGTGGGCAGACGCAGCGACGCAGGAATTGACGGCGGCAAGCGTTTTTTCCGAGGGCAACACCAAAGCGGAACTCGCCGCGCTGGATTCAGCCGCGCTGGCAGGATTCGCAGGAAAGAAGATTGCATTTGCTATCGCTTGGCAGTTCAACCCCGACGACGGGACAGATTTTCCCGTTACGGGGATTACGGTCAACGGGCAGACAGGCAGCACACAGACCCACGATACTGCATACAGCAGCGCAATTTCCCTCACGGCGGGGGAGAATATGGCGGTGGACATTATCGACATCACGGTGGACAAGACGGAAGTCAGCGGCGGCGAAGTGACGCTCCTTGCCTCCATTCAGGACGCAAGCGGCGCATGGGGCGAATATGTGGACTATTCCACTCTCGTTACCACACACGCAACACAGGCAAAGGCTATCCGCTTCAAGGCAGAGCTTTACGCGCCTACGCCGGGGACAAGCGTCGCGGCGATAAACGGCGTGTCGATTCGCCATAGGACGGACAACGTGACGGTATTCAGCGAAGGGACGGGTGTCTGCATTACCAAGACAAAGAATTTCGTCAACACCATCGGACGCGCTCACGCCATGATTAAACACCCGATTGTCAAGGACACAGAGGTCAGCGTCAAACTCGCATTGAGAGAGCCGCCTACGGAGGTAAAGAACGAAGTTTTGGGAGTGGGCGACGGGGCGCAACACACCGTCACTCTACAAAACACGGAAAACCTCGCCTCTCACGGCTTCACCCTTTATTTCGACGAAGTGGCGCAAAACCCGAACACCTATTCTTTCAGCACGGCAGACGGACAGGTGACTTTCACCGCGCCGGAGGGCGCAAGCGTCACTTGCGACTATATCCACGGCTGGGAGGCAGAGCGGTTCGTCGAAATGGTTCACGATATGGTTTACCCGGACGCAGACGACAACAATCTGGTTGACGACCAGTTTGACTACATCGCCACCAATGCGGGAGATCCGACAGGGAGCGTTGGGACGCTCCGCATCGAGATTAAGCAGAACAAGGGCACCGTCAGGGACGAAGTTCTTGGAACTGGAACAGGCAGCTTACAGGCGTTCGTTCTGGCGCATCACGCGAAACCCGAAACCATTTCTGTCACCCCTGCGGGAGCAGAATGGACATACCGCGAAAAGACCGACACCATCCTCGTTACGGCGGCGGCTGGAGCGGAAATCAAAGCCTCGTATGATTGGGCTGCAAGGACCAATTACATCGAGAGCATCGGTTGCATTTTCAACCCGTGACGAGAGGAGGAATGACAATGGCAATCATCGAAAAGCCGGAAAACTTGCCGCATCGGAGGGCAAGGCTGGCAAAGCTGGACACACAGCAGGGCGTTCAGGACCTTCGGGAGCTTGTGATTGAGCTCGTCGAGGAAAACGAAACCTTGCGAGAGGTGAACGACGCACAGGCACAGGAAATTTCAGATTTGCAGGAGCTCGTATTGGGCAATATCGAACAGGAGGGTGAATAATTATGGCAACGAAAAAGACGACTACGGAAACGAAGAACTGGCCTTTGATTCGCACTTACGCGGCAAGCGTGAGGAAAGGGCATCGGACAATCGAACAGGTGCCGGAGAAGTACCGCGCAGACGTTCAGGCTCTTTTGGAGCAGGAAGGCTGACATGTGATTCGGAAAGAGCCGCCCGCGTGGCGGCTCTTTCTATTGGTGGAAAGGGCGTATGATATGAGCTGGTTTATTCTAGCACCGCTGAATTTCCTTTGCACAATTCTCTGCTATTTGACAAACTGGATCGTTGTCCTGTTTGCGAATGAAGTCGGCGACCTTCCTGGCTTCCTGAAATACTGGCAGACATGGGATGATTCCATTGATGTCGAATGGCATATCAAGGAAGAAGTGCCGGAGATTTTTCGGTATGATTTCGACCGACATTATGTATCTGACAGAATGACGACAGAGGAACTTTCAAGGCTTGGGCGTGATAGAGGATGCGTTAGATTGATAGACCCGCATTTCACAATAAAAGAACGTATTCAACGATACGTTTGCAGGACAATGTGGCTATATCGAAATTGCGCGTATGGATTCGCCTTTTATGTATTCGGAAGAGACGTAAAGGGCGAAAATGTTATTGTGCGTAAATCTATCCGCGTGGATGACTTTTTCGACATCAGAACGACAGACAATCATGGTGCATGGGGATGGCATATTGATTGGCCTATTACAAAGCACATAGCGACAAAACTATATATCGGCTGGAAAATAGGGGATGATAAATACGCAGGGACGCGCCGCGCCATGATTGCGATCCGAATCATTGCGTTCAAATTTTATTGAGACCGAGAGGAGAGGAGGAAACGATGGAGTGGATTAGTACAGCAGCACAAATCACCATTATCTTATCCTTTTTCGGCGCAGCTTTTTCTTTCATGATTTTGAAGCCCCTGAACACGGCGATCAAAGAACTGAAAGAGGCAATTGATAAATTGTCAGCGAAATTTGAAAGGGTAGACGAAAGGCAGAGGCTTTTGGAGGTTCGAGTCGCAGAGCTGGACCAGAGAACCAAAAGTCTGCACCGACGGGTAGATGTAATTGATACCCACCTCGGAGTTGATAGGAGAGAGGACCATGACGTTTACAAGGGGGACGATTTATGACGAATTTGAACACAGATAAAATCGTTGGCATCGGCCTTGTCGTCGCGCTTCTTGTTTCAATCGTCGCGAGCGCATTGACGGGCATTGATGGCGAGAAATTGCAGACCACTCTTGCCACGGGGCTGATCGGGTTCATTGGCAGGATTGGCTATCTTGGGCACGGAATCACAGAGGCGGCAGAGCATCGGGAAACACCGATACCAAAGCAGGAGAAGAAGAACGAAAAGGGGAGCGATTATCTTGGAAAGAGCTAACATCATCGAGACAGACTTGCAATTTTCGAAGGAGCTTATCGAGCGCGACGCCACAGATATGATTGTCATCCACCACACTGGGGAGAATGACATCGACGCGAGCGCGGAACAGATCCACGGATGGCATCTCAATAACCCTGGCTGGGCAGGTATCGGATACCATTTCGTTGTCCGCAAGGATGGCACCATCGAGAGAGGCCGCCCGGAGTGGGCCATCGGGAGTCATGCCTATGGCGAAAACAGCCACACCATCGGCATCCACCTTAGCGGGGATTTCATGGAAGCCTACCCGACAGATGCGCAGATTGAGAAATGCGCGTTGCTGATTGCCAACATCTGTGAGGACTATGGCATCCCGACGGATCGGGAGCACATCGTCGGCCATGGGGAGCTCATGGAGACGGACTGCCCCGGCACGCACTTGCAGGATTTGCTGGACGACGGGACGCTCACGGGCAAGGCGAACTACTACCGCTACGGACCCGATGGGGGCGCAGATGCAGGGGCGGCAGACACAGGAGCAGAGGAAAACGAGGAGGAATCAGAGATGCGTTACAACACACTTGCAGAGGTGCCGGAGTGGGCACGTCCTACCATTGACAAGATGATCCAGAAGGGTTTGCTTAACGGCAACGGAGAAAAGGACGATGCCGGGAACCCGGCAGGGCTTGGCTTGTCAACCGATATGCTGCGGGCTTTCGTCGTGAATGACCGGGCAGGGCTTTACTGAGTGCATAGGAGGCGACGCCAGTGACCAGCCTAGAGTGGATAGGGCTTTGCGAGGCGTATGAGAGGTTTGAGGCAAAAGCGAAAGGGGCAGGTTTCCACACGGCTGAAATAGCGGCGATGGGAGACGAGCTTTTTGACATGTGCCCGATACCACAACCGAAACCATCACAGAGTTATTTTGAGGAATATGGAGGAGATAACCATGGTAGATCTGAACACGGCAAAAAATATGCTCATTGACGGAGTGCTCAACGCAGCTACGGAGCGCGGCAAGCAGGAGCTTGTCAAGTGGCTCAAGAACACGGGCATCCCCGCAGCGCGTGACGTTGCGGCGGCATACACCGCACGGCTGAAGGAGCAGTCGGCGGAGGAATCTGGCTGGAACAAGATTCGCGACAGCCTTTTCCTGCCGAGTGTTATCTCTGTTGCCTTGTGGGTAGCAGAGACGGCAGCAGACAAGATTATCGCGGCACAGGCAGCCGCAGAATGAATGAGATGCAGGGGCTTCAGGAGGGCATACACCTTCCTGGAGCCTTTTTTATCAGCTTGCGCTTGAGTGTGGCACAGTAAAGAGGGAGGCGATTTGATGAGGCTGACGTTTTTTACTGCCTCGAAGGAGCTGGAGCGCATCGCAAAGGAAATCGTGCTTACGAACAACAGTTTCTTCCGTGACGACGATTTCGAGCAAGTCTTTCGCGAACTTGAAGATGCCGTCGTTGACGGCGGATGGCATCAGATGCAGAAAGTCAAGCTGAACTTGATTTGGCAGGTCGGGAAAGATGAAGCTGGCTACGAGCGCTGGAAAAACGGAATCAGAAAAGATTCGCCGTGCTGACAAGGAAAGACCTGAAAATGTGCGAAAAGCTGGTTCGGCTCCTCGAAATGGAATAACTTTCACGTCCCCGGACAACAGAAAAAGCCCTTGAGGGCAGAAAGAATGGGAGGCTACGGCCTCCCATTTTTGCCAGTCGTTTGCCGTCATTTTGCCGCCCAACGCTGCAAAAAACCTGCGAACACACATTTCCAAACATTTTATTTTATTTTCGCTAATGCCAGATAAATCAAGGGATTGCGGGTATTCTGTGGTTGAATTATTAGCACCTGTTTTTCCTTGAAAACATTACTTCCGATAAGTATAAAGAATACAAATCCCCTTGATTTTCCTGCCTTCAATCCGATATTTGCCGATATTTTGCCGTCCTGATTTTTGGCGGGCGGCAAAACCGTCAAAGAGCCGTATCGAGCACCAGCCGTGTCTTTTCCTTGCGCGTATCGAGAACGTGGGAGTATGTCTTTGCGGTGGTGACGATGGAGGAGTGGCCGAGCCTCTTGGATACGAGCTCCAGGTCGAGGCCGGATTCGAGGAGCATCGTCGCATGGGTGTGGCGGAGGGAGTGGAAAGAACCACAGCCGAAAGTCTTTTTGCAGTACTGCCCGAAATAGCGGAAGTCGCTCGGGACCATCATGGAGCCGTCAGGCCATGAGCAGACAAGGTTGTTGTTTTTGTAGTACTTCCCGTATTCCAGGCGGCGAGCGGCCTGTCTTGACTTTTCCGCACGCAGTATCTTGCAGAACTTTTTCCCGATCGGGATGTCGCGGATGGAGGTTTCGCTTTTGGGCATCGGCTGGATGCAAGCCGTCCCCTTGTCGCCAACCACGGTGCAGTGAACCGAGACGGAACCTGCCTCAAGGTCCACATCGTCCCACGAGAGCGCAAGGCACTCGCCCAGGCGCATCCCTGTGTGATAGGCAACCATGAGGGCCATGTGGAACTGATGCCCGGCAGGGAACCGGGAAAAGATTTCGTGGAGCTGTTCCCCTGTGAAGACATGCGTTTTCTTGGGTGCATCTGTCCCGGCAGGAACCTGTATGGATTCGGCAGGGCTGTTTTTGAGATACCCCGCCATCACGGCGGCATAGGAGAATGCTTTCTTGAGCACGGAGCAGATGGAGCCCACCGTCCCCCGGCTGTAGCTCCCTACCTTCTCATTGAGGAAGTTCTGGAGGATGCGTCCGGTGACGCGGCGCAGTTTCATCTCTCCAAGGGTGGGGATGATGTGGTTCTCGATGATGTTGCGGTAGGAGCGGATGGTGTTCTGCTTCAGCCTCGCCTCCACATATTCCGCTTCCCACTGGAGGAAAAAGTCTTTCACCGTCAGATCGGCAGGGCTCCTGTACTCCCCCGTATAGTCGACATCCACCATCACGGCGCGGTATGCCTTTTCACAGGCCGCCTTGGTGAGGCCGCCGACGCGCTCCACCTTCTTCCTGTTCCCCAGCTCGTCCCTGATCTCGATGGTGTAGTACCATTTCTTCCCGCGTTTTCTGAAGTACGCCATAAGAGACACTCCTTTCCCGCCGCCCTTCGGGGCGGCTTTTTTAGTTTGGCAGCTTCTTCTTTTGCTCACGCTCAATCTGCTTGATGCTCTTTTCCGGGGTGGGCAGGTCTTCGGGCATCGTTCCGCCGAGATCGGCTATGGTCTGGCGAACCTTTTCGCCTACGGCGTAATGGGTAGCATTGGCATTTTCTTTTCCCTGCACATTATCCCGGCGCAGTTTTTCCTCCGTCTGAGTAGCGCGGAACAGATTGGCGGCCAGTTCGGTACTGCCCATGTGGTCAAGGATTCTCTGGCTTTTCTTTAATCCCTTGCGACGATGTATATCTTTTTGCTTTAAACCTCCGTACAGCCCCATATATCCGTAATCTGTGAAAATAGCGTATTCCACAGGCGTTTCTACTCCGGAATCTTTTGCGGCTGCATAGAGGGATTTGTTGTGCTCTTTCATCTGCTGCCTTATTGCAAGCCGCTTTTCTTCTTCCGTCAATCGTTCGTAGTTTTCGATAAGTTCCTGCTGCCTGGTCTTGACGGCGAAGTACGTCTGTGCCAGGGCGATGGCCTTCTTTCGTGGATCGCCGTTCATGGCGATGAGGTAGCAGGCGTAGCGGGAGAGCTGGTAGTCATCCACTTCGCGCTTCGCACCGCTGCCAACATCGACCATTTTGCCAACCTCGGCAAAATGGTCTGATACCTTGCCGCCACTGGTCTTGCATGCCTCTTTAGCCTTGTCTATCGTCTCATAAAATCTTCGCCACTGAACATATTCCAAAACTGGCTGCAGTTCCCTGGCAGTCCAATACTCCTGCCCATATTCGTTGATATGTTTGATGGATTCAAACAGGCTTTCGCTGATGTTTTCTATTTCGTTCATACAGTTCCCCTTTCTGCAAGAGATATCATTTTGTTGACGTCAACAAAATGGTCAGATACCCCATGATTACTGCCTTCCGCCCTTCGGGGCGGCATTCATTTTCACTTGGACAATTTTTGACATTTCCATAACATTCTCATATAATATAGGTACAGGCAGAGATGCACTGTTTACATCAGAGATACGATAGGAATATTAAGCGTATGTCAAGTACGCCGCCTCTGGTGGCCGCCGCAAGGCGGTTTTTTTATTTCTGCTTTCCAGCCGCCCGTGGAGGAGCGGCTTATTTTTTTGCCCCCCTCACCCCACATGCCTCCTAATCTCGATAACCTTTCCGAGTATCATAACAGGCAGCTCCTCAATCTCCTTGTTGGAATATGGGTGCGGGCTGTATACGGCGGCGTTGTGCCCGATGAGGGTGATGCCCTCCGGGGACTCCTTGACCTCCTTGGCGGTGGCACTGTCGCCATTGATGAGCACCACGGCGATTTCCCCGCTTTCAACGGTGGGCTGCTGCCGGACAATGACCGTGTCGCCATCCATGATGGTGGGCTCCATGCTCCTGCCCTGGACCCGCAGGGCAAAGTAGGTGCATCCATCGCCCTTGTATTTTTCGGACAGGTACTCATACCCGACGATATCCTCACTGGCTTCTATCGGGACTCCTGCCGAGATGCTTCCGAGCACGGGGATGCGGTAGGTTTCGGCTAGGGTGGGGGACGGATTAGGGCTTATGCCCATAAGCTCACTAGGAAGGATGTTTAGCGCGGTAGCAAGTTTATAGATATTTTTTTGCTTGGGTTCATAACTCCCAGCAAGATATTCGCTGATAGTTGATTTGCTGATACCCGTTTTGTTGTGCAGGTCAACGGCTTTCATGTTAGAGTTCTCCATTGCGGTTTTTAACCTGTTCGCAAAAGTCGACATAATAAGCACCTCCATACTGTTATTATATGGTCGTTATTCGGAAAACGCAAACAAAATAAGCATTTTTAGCAAGAAAAGTTTGGAAAACCGAAAAAAGCACTTTACAAAATTTTTCTGTAGTGATAATATAATATAAAAGTTCTGATAACCGAACAGAAAAGGAGGTTAAAAGATGGCGTTCAGCTATGACAAGTTGCGTGGGAAGATTCGCGAAGTGTTTGGTACGCAGGACAGGTTCGCTAAGGCATTGGGAATGTCTACTAGTACGTTGTCTCTGAAACTGAACAACGCCTCCGAGTTCACCCAGCAGGAAATGTTTGAGGCACTTAGGCTTTTGAAGGAGGAACCCCAAACAATAAACCAATATTTTTTTACGGTCAAAGTTCGGAAAGCCGAACAATGATAAGGAGGATGACCATATGAATGAGCTTCAGATTTTTGAGAATGCCGAGTTTGGCAAGGTTCGTACCTTGACCATCGACAATGAGCCGTATTTTGTGGGAAAGGATGTCGCGGAAATTTTAGGCTATGCCAAAGCTCGTAATGCAATTGCTTCCCACGTTGACGATGAAGACAAAAAGGACGCCCCGATTCAGGGCACCCTTGGCGGCGTACAGGAAATGACTGTCATCAACGAGAGTGGCCTCTACAGCCTCATCCTCTCCAGCAAGCTCCCGACGGCGAAGAAGTTCAAACGCTGGGTAACGAGCGAAGTCCTGCCGACCATCCGCAAGACGGGCGGTTATCAGGAGCCGAAAAGCCAGATTGACATCCTCGTGGAGAGCGCCAAGGCATTGCAGAGGCAGGAAAGGGAGCTTGCCCGCCTGCGGCTGGACAATGAGGAGATCCGCAAGGAGCAGAAGGAGCAGGGCAAGCGCATCGACGACCTCAACGGCGTGTGCACAGATGGCACGAAACGCCAGAGGCTCGTTGCCCTTGTGAATGCCTACGCACGCAAGAGCGGCGTTACCTACGACCGGGCATGGAGGGATTTCAAGGTGGCATACAACACAGCATTCCACACCAGCATTTCCCTGTGCCGTGCGAACTATGTGAAGCAGAACGGGCTCACGAAAAAGCCCAGCGTCCCGGAGTTCCTTGAGGTGAAAGGGCTCCTGGGCGATGCCTTGAGGATTGCGGACAAGCTGCTCAACAGCACACCCGTGGCATAGGGGGGTGATTCCATGGACGAGAAGAAGGAACGGGCTTTCCCGGATGATGGAACGGATTACCTGCTTTCCATTTCCGAGACAGCTTCCCGGCTCAGGACCTCAAGGAACATCGTGATGCGATTGGTGAAGGCAAAGTTGCTGAAGCCGCTCATGTTCCGCAAGGAGTGCAGGATACCGAGGAGCGTGTTCAACCAGTTCATCAAGGACAACCTTGGAAAAGACATTTACGCGGTGCTGGAATCCGCGGAGGCAGTTTGAGAAAAGGAGAGACAAACATGAACAATGCACTTGATTTGGTGGCAAGGCTCGAAGGGGACGGGCTGGACGTGATATGGCAGGATTTCCCCGCGGATGAGAAAAAGCCATGGCGGATTGCCCTGGCGGACAGGCCGGGCAGGATGGTTTACCTCGTCTCAGGCACGGACAAGGAACCGGAGCTGTGCAGTGCCATCGTGATGAACTGCAAGGAGCTCAAGAGGATTCTGAAGGCCATGGAAAAGGGAGTGAAATGACATGAATGATTTCGAGTGGAGCCTCATGAAGGCAAAGAAGAAGATGCAGCAGAAGCGGGACCATGCAATCATCGACAAGCTGAGGCACGGAGCAATCATCGCCGCTGTTGGCATCAGTGCCGTCCTCTCGCTTGGGGCGGCAGATGGAGACGATTATCGCGTCGTCGAGGAGGTTTACACGGTGCAGGAGGGCGATACCCTTTGGAGCATCGGGGAGGCCTTTGTGGAGAAGAACACCTACGGGCAGAGATACCTGCCGGAGTTCATCGAGGGTATCAAACAGAACAATGATTTCCTCGTTGAATCCCACGGGCAGGTGGAGCCTGGGCAGAAGATCCGCATTACCTATTGGGTGAAGTGAGAGGGGATGCTGGGCGATGGCGAAACGTGGGTTCAGAGCCTACGGGAGGGCGATTCAGATTCGCTGGAGGAACTTTTTGAGACGGTTCAACGAGCGGCAACGTCGCCAAAAGCTTCCGAAGCAGCAGGACAAGAGGAGCGAGTAGGAATGACATTCGGGGAATTTGTGAAGAAGGAACGCATGGCGAACGGGTGGACACAGTGGGAGCTTGCAGAGAAATCACTCGTCAGCAAGACGAACATCGGATTCATTGAGCGAGGCGAGGGCAGCCCGACGATTTATACGGCTGAAATGATATGCAGGGCATTCGGCAAGAGCTTCACCATCGGAACGACAAAAGAAAAGCCGTGCTGATGATAGGCCACCAGCACGGCGCAAAGGATGATTTGAACACTTATATCTTACCACAGGGAGGATGATTTGACAATGAGACTCAACAGACTGACGCTCCAGAACTTCAAGGGCATCAAAGCCCTCACGATTGAGCCGAAGGGCGCAAACATGAGCATCTTCGGGGAGAACGGCACGGGCAAGACCACGATTGCGGATGCTTACGCATGGGTGGTGTTCGGCAAGAACTTCACCGGGGACAGCATCGAGCCGGAAATCAAGAAGCGGGATGCCGGGACAGGGCTCACCCCGAACGATGGCGGCGTGGTTCACGCGGTCGAGGCGGAACTGGCATTGGACAGCGGCGGCACCTTCACGGTCCGCAAGGAATACGTGGAGAAGTGGGAGAAGAAGCGCGGGGCGGCAGAGAGCGAGTTCCGGGGCCACACCACGAACTACTACGTCAACGGCACGCCGATGCAGAAGAAGGAATACGATAAGCGCGTTTCCGAGGTGATCCCGGAGGAGGCCGGGCGGCTCCTTTCCATCCCGCTCCACTTTTGCACGAACCTCAAATGGCAGGAGCGGCGCAAGATTTTGATGGACATGTGCGGCGAGGTTTCTGACAAAGACCTCTTCGCAAAGGAGGAGTTTGCGCCGCTGGCAAAGCTCCTGGAGGGAAAGAGCCTCGACGACTTCAGGAAAAGCACCAAGGCACAGATGAAGAAGGTCAACGAGGAGCTGAAGGCCATCCCGGAGCGCATCGACGAACTGGCACAGCTTGAAACAGAGGCAGGGAGCGAGACAGCCGAGGAGATTGGAAAGGCCCTCGCGGAGCTGAATGCGAAGCGCAAGGACGCAGCGGAGAAAATTGCCCGCCTCGAAAATGGCGGCGAGGTGGCAGACATCAAGAAACACCTTGCCGAAGTGGATGCCAGGATGACGAAGTTCAAGGCAGAGTTTGAGGCAAGATGCACAAGAAGCAGGGGCGAGGCCGAGAGCGTTGTGAGGGGATGCACTTCCGAGATTGAGCGGCTTGGAGTCAACGTCGAGAAGATTCAGGAGAGAGTGGCACAGCTCGAAACCATCAACGCAACGACCGACGAACAGGCGCAGAAACTCCGCGAGGATTGGGCGGCGGAAAATGCCAAGGAGCTGGATGTCGTGGTTTCGGATGTCTGCCCCTGCTGCGGGCAGAAGCTCCCGCCTGACAAGCTGGAGGAAGCGAAGGAAAAGGCTCTTGCAGACTTCAACCGCAAGAAGTCGGAGATCCTCACGGAAATCACCGCGAAGGGCAAGCGGATGATGGAGTCAAAGGCGAAGAACGCCGAGGAAATCAAGGAGAGCAGGGAGCGGATGGAGGTGCTTACACAGCGCATCGCAGAGCTGGCAGACCAGAAGGCGGAAGCGGAAAAGACGCTTGCGGAACCTGCGCCGGACATCACCAAAGAAAACGACCATAAGTCTTTGATTGTTTTCCGGGACGCGCTTATGAAGAAGCTCGGGGAGCTGGAGCAGGGCAAAAACTCGGATGCGCTGGAGGAGGCGAGGAAGGAAGCCGAGGCCATTGACGCAGACATCGAGACAGCCAACGGAAAGATGGCAGCCATGGAGCAGGTTGAGAGCGTGAAAAAGCGCAAGGCAGAGCTCATGGAGAGGGAAAAGGAGCTTGGCGAGACTTACACCAGCCTCGAAAAGAGCCTCGACATGGCAGAGAAGTTTGTCCGGGCAAAGGTCCAGCTCACCGAGGATGCCATCAACAGCCATTTCAAGCATGTCCATTTCACAATGTTCAGGACGCAGATTAACGGAGGACTGGAAGAATGCTGCGAGCCGACAATCGACGGCGTTCCTTTCGGGACAGGACTCAACACGGGCGGCGAGATGAAAGCCGCGCTCGACATTCTGAATGCGCTCTCGAAACACTTCAAGCTCAACCTTCCCGTTTTCATTGACAATTGCGAGAGCTACACCAGCGAGAGCCTTATCCCCATCGAGAACCAGCTTATACGGCTCGTTGTGACAGAGGGGCAGAAGAACCTTTCCATCGAAGTCGATGGGCAGGAGAAGCAGGAAATCTCGGCAATCAGCCGTGCAGCATAAAGGAAAGGATGATTCAACATGGCAGAAGCAATTCAGACGACAGAAATCCAGGCAGTACAGGCGGCACAGGTGGCACGCCCCGCAAACATGGGAATGGCGGTTACACCGGGATTTTCGAGCTTTGAGGGATTCAACCTCATTCAGCGCATGGCGACAATGTTCTGCTCATCGTCTCTTGTGCCGGAGCAGTATCGCGGGAAGGAGAACCTTGGGAACTGTGTTATCGCTCTCAACATGGCGCAGAGGATGGATGCAGACCCACTGATGGTAATGCAGAACCTTTACGTCGTTTATGGGAACCCTGGATGGAGTTCCAAGTTTCTGATTGCGATGTTCAATCAGTGCGGGAGGTACACCAGCATCAAGTATCGCGAGACCGGGAAGAAGGGGACAGACACACAGGGCGTTGTTGCATACGCCACGGAAAAGCTCACCGGGGAGACCATCGAGGGGCCGGAGGTCACGATTGCCATTGCAAAGGCGGAAGGATGGTATGGGAAGAATGGCTCCAAGTGGAAGACGATGCCCGACCAGATGCTCCGCTATCGTGCAGCAGCCTGGATGATTCGGACAACGGCACCAGAGCTTTCCATGGGGCTCCAGACTACGGAGGAGATTATCGACGTGACACCAGATCCGATTGAAAAGGCCAAGAGCGAAATCAAGGAGAGCGCCAACAAGGAAGTATTTGCACCGGTACCGGAGCCGAAAGCCGTCCCGGAGGTGAAAAAGGAAGCGGTGACAGCGCTGCCCGTGACGCAGGAGGTCGAGGCATCCCCGGCACCGAAAGCCACGGCAAAAGCCACTGCAAAGGCCGCGCCGAAAGCAGAGGCCGCTCCTGTCGGCCCCGGCTTCTAATGCTCACGATAAAAGCCTACGCCAGCGGCAGTACGGGAAACTGCTACACCGTCACGAATGGAAAGGCCACGGTCATGCTGGACTGCGGCCTCCCATTCGGGGAGATTCAACGCCTTACGGGATATAAGCTCCCGGACGCGGTTCTCGTTACGCATGAACACAAAGACCACAGCAAAGCGGCGGCAGAGTTTCTTCGGCGGGGCGTAAATGTCATCACCACAAAGGGGACAGCAGACGCGCTTGGACTGGCGGGGCATAGGCTCCACATCATCAAAGACAAAGAGGCCTTTGAACTTCCTGGGATGCTGGCGAGCTGTTTTGAGACACAGCATGATGCGGCAGAGCCATGCGGTTATTATCTCACGGACGACGACGACAGGATCCTCTATGCAACAGATACCTATTACCTGCGGTACACGTTCCCAGGCATGACAAAAATCATGATAGAGGCGAACCATTCCTACGACATACTGCGGGAGAACATCAGGGACGGGCTGTTAAGCGAGGGACTTGCGAAGCGGCTCACCAAGAGCCATTTCAGCATCGAGAATGTGGTGGACTTCCTGAAAGCAAACGACCTTTCGAAAGTCACTGAAATATGGCTCATACATCTTTCGAGGAACAATGCAGACCCGGCAGAATTTCGCCGGATCGTGCAGGAGACAACAGGAAAGCCCGTATATGTTGCGGGATATGAGGGGTGATTGCAGATGGCAAGGCCGCAGAAGGAAGGGCTTGACTATTTCCCGCTGGATGTTGATATGGCAGAGGATAAGCGGGTGCAATTCGTCGTTGGGAAATGCGGGCAGGAGGGTTTCGCAATCATTATCCACCTGCTCATGGCAATATACCGCAATGGCTACTATTTAACCTGGGACGAATTGGAGCTTTATTCCACAAGTCAAAGGATTAACCTCCCGGTAAACTCCATAAGTGAGGTAGTTTCCCACCTGCTTAATTATGGATTTTTCGACAAAAACCTGTTCGAAAAGTTTGGAATCCTGACTTCCCATGGCGTGCAAACCCGCTATTTTCGGGCGTGCGAGTACCGCAAGAAGGTGAAGATGGTGAGGGAATTTTGCCTCATAACTCCTGAAGACAACATCAACAACAGCCGTTTTGAGTACCAAAAACCGCCAAAAACAGTTAAACAGGGGGAAAACCCCGACACATGCGACATTAAACAGGTGGAAAACCCCAACACCTGCGAATTAACCGACTGTAACGCAGGTGTTAGGCAGGTGGAAAGTACACAAAGTAAAGTAAAGTATATTATAGATGATGATGATGATAAAGGGAGGGGGAAAAACGATTCGGACAAGCAATTTGCAGAAATAGCAAAAACCTTCTCCGACAACATTCACCCTATCAGCGGAGAGATTGAGAAAGACAAGCTCACAGACCTTTATGAGCATTATGGGCACAAGTGGTGCATGGAGGCAATAAAGGAGACGGCTTTGAACCACGGCAGGTCAATCAAATACATTGAGCGCGTTTTGGATGACTGGGAACGCAATGGATTCAAAGCACCGAAACCGAAAGCAGAAAAAGGAGGCACAAAGCGTGGAGGGAATGGCAGCACTCGTCGAAAGGTTAAAATCGAGGGGCTTGATGACTTCGATCGATTTGAAGAATGGCAAAAGCAGAACCGTCCATGGGACGTACAACCTAAGCCCGGAAGCGATGGAGAGGAACAAGGAGACCATCCTGAAAGCGGAGGAAGCGCAAGCGAAATGCAAGGGATGCAAGGGGAACTGCTGGCAGGGGGAGAACTCCAGGGGGATGGTCCCTGTCCTGAACATCTTCGGGGACAATGTGTATGAGGCTGTGAGGATGTGCAGGTACGAGAAGCAGAGGCGACAGCAGGAAAAGCTCCATCGGCTGTTCCGGTCGGCAAAGGTGCCGATGGCATACACAGAGAACGGATTCGGCGACTATAAGCTCACGCGGGAAAATGCGGATGCGGTGAAGGCAGCGCAATGGGTTGTTGGGGACGACAGCGGGCAGGGGCTTTTCATCTACGGCCCGCGAGGGACGGGGAAAACGATGCTTGCCGCGATCATTGCAAATGAGCGCATGAGGAAGGGAAAGCCTGTGCTGTTCTCAAACGTCCCTGAACTTCTTGGAGACATTCGGGCAACCTTCCACACGGGCACCACGGAAGAAGCTCTCCGTAATGTAAAGGCGGCGGCGTTCCTCGTTCTGGATGACTTTGGAGCGGAGCGGATGACGGAGTGGGTGGGGGAGCAGCTTTTCGCGATCGTCAATTATCGGTACAACGAGAAGCTGCCGACCATCATCACCAGCAATTACGGCAAGAAAGAAATCATCGAGCGCATGGCGATTGTGAGCCGTGATGGGAGCGTTGTCGACGACATGCAGGGAAAGCGCATCATGAGCCGGGTTTTCGGGATGTGCAAGACGGTTTTCCTCGGCGGGGAGGACTACAGATTGAGGAGAGTGAGGGCATGAGCGAGGCAGAGGCAAAGCCGTTTCGGTTCATCATCCACGGGCAGCCCGCGACGAAGAAGAACAGCGCGACATTGGTATACGGCAGGGGGAAAGGGGCAAGACCAATCCCCACGCTGCTCCCGAGCAAGACCTACAGGGCATACGAGAAGCATTGCCGGGAAGCCCTCACGGAACTGCGGAAGGGGACAGCAATCCCGCACTATGACGGCCCCGTTCGGATTGTCGCCCATTACTACCTGGAGAGCAAAGCCCACTGGCCTGACCTCCTGGGGCTGGAACAGGCCACGGCAGACATCATCAGCGACGAGCGCAAGGTCGTGAACCACAAGCGGACGCTCACGAAGGAATGGATCCTGTCGGACGACCGAATCATAAAGAGCTGGGACGGCTCGATGATAAAGGGCATCGACAAGCAGGACCCGCGCGTCGACGTAAGGATTTACCCTTTGCGGCTTGATGCGGAATCGGAGCTTGACCCGCAGCTCCAGCGGCGGGCAATGGAGGCCATGCAGCAGGGGCTTTTCGAGGAAGGGGGAAGCACGGAATGAACCGGGAGCATTACAGGGACCCGACAGCAGAGACAGCCCTGCGGCACATCGAACGCGAGGAGCAGAGGGCACGGATTACCGAGGCGTTGGAGGACGTGAGGCGCGTCCTATCGCTCCACGGCCTGACGTATTCCGGCAAGATCACGCTGATAGACACCAGTACGAGGAAGGTTTTCAGGATAGGGCTTGCCCCTAGAATCGTTTTTAAGGCATAGAAAAATCATTACGCATAGATTGATACCAAAAAGGGGATTGATAGGGCTTGGAGAGGTGCACAGGAGTTTTGAGGGGCATTTTAGAGGCCAAGATGATTCGACAATGCAGAGAGGAGAGAGTCTGGATGGAAAAAATAACGATTGTGAAGCACCCGACGGGGGTGGTAAGCGCGGATGTCAATGCGGTTTCCTCGGAGGCTGCGGTAGGGATGATGGGAAGGGCGATCGTCCTGATTGCGGAGGACACGGCGAAAGGTACCAGGGAGACACGCGACGAGGCAAAGAAGCGGCTTGCCCGTCTTGTCCTCATGGGAATGCACCTGGAACCGGAAGATTTGCTATGAAGGACACGCGAATCTTCGCCCTTTACAAAGGCGACACCTACATCACGCAGGGGACTATCCGGGAGATTGCGAAGTATCGCGGATGCACCGAGAGGACAATCAGCTTCTATCTCACGGACTCCTACCAAAAGCGGCTGAAGAACATGGAGAAGAACAGGAAAAGAAGGAGCAAAGGAAACCTCGTTTTGGTTTATCTTGACGAAGGAACCTGGGGTTATGGATGGGACGAGAAAAGGAGAAAATATGAGCATGAACAAAGCGAAGGTTTTGCCGATTCCTTATCCTGTGATATGGAGGCATAAAAATGTCAAAAGACAAGCCAATTTCCCTGCGGGGAATGAGATTGCAAAATGCACGGTGAAGGATGAAGCGGAGGAGCTTTGATGGAAAACGTATTTGAACGCATGGAACGCATCGGGGCAAAGCAGAAAATGGCTGATTTCCAAGTCAAGATGCAGATGCCGTACAGCTTTAAGGTCAAGTATGCCAGGATTCGGGCGCAGGAATTCCTTAGGGAATGCGATGCGCGAGGACTGAACGTCCACGTAAGCGTGGGAGGGCTTGACAGCATCACGCTCCTGCTTTTCCTGCGGAGCATCCATATCAACTGCCCAGCAATATCTGTATCGTCTTTGGAAGATGCCAGCATACAGAGGATACACAGGCAGCTTGGAGTGATCTCCCTGCTTCCATCCTTCAGGGATAGGGAGAAAGGCATCCGATGGAACAAGCGGGACATCATCAGGGAATTCGGCTTCCCTGTCCTGTCCAAGGAAATTGCGGGGAAAATTGAACTTTTGCAAAATCCGACGGAGAAGAACAAGACAGTCCGCCATGCAATCGTTACGGGTGAAACGGGGGCGTATGGTGGATTTCAAAAAAACAGTCGGATGAGGCTCTCCAAAAGATGGTTGGAAAAGTTCGGTGGATACGCCAACGAGGAAGAGGGGACGGATTACAGGAAGCCGGATTTCAAGGTGTCATCCCGGTGCTGCTACTACCTCAAGGAAAAGCCAGTCGACGATTGGGCGAGGGAACACAAATCCGTCCCGTACCTTGGCCTCATGGCGAGTGAGGGCGGAAGGAGAGCGAAATCACTCAAGATGAACGGGTGCAATTATTTCGGGAAGTCAACGATTCGAAGCGCACCGTTCGCGATTTTTCAACGGCAGGACATCCTACAGCTCGCCCTGGATCTGAACGTCCCGGTACCGTCCATCTACGGAACCATCGAGAGGGACGCCAATGGGAACCTTTTCACCACAAAGGCGCAGCGAACGGGATGCTCCATGTGCGGATTCGGCATTCACATGGAGCATCGTCCGCACAGGTTCGACTTGCTCCATGAGCGCAATCCGAAAGAGTGGGATTTCTGGATGAATCGCGTGTGCAACGACGAAAACGGATATCCTTACGGATGGGGGAAGGTGCTGGATTACATAGGGGTTGAGTGGCGGAATGATTTCGAGCAAACCAGACTTTTCACAGAGTGAGGATGGAGTGTGTAGATTGCGGATGAAGAGGAGGATCAAAATGACAAACGGAGACGTGATAAGGCAGATGAGCGACGAGGAAAAGCCGCGGGAAAACGTCGGCATTCTCCCTGCTCCTTGCACGAATGTAAACGAGACGACCGTGAAGGACTGGTTCCAGAAAATCAATGAGGAATTGGACGAATTGAAGGAATCTATTCTGCTTGACAATCAAGGAATGACAGTAAACTGTTTACTTGATACAAGGGCGAAGTACGCCATCAGAAGCGAGGCAGAATACCTACCGATGCTGGTTGCCGAAGAAGCAGCAGACACCATTACCGCAATCACATCGATGCTTGAGGCCATGGGAATTGACGAACGCATGAGGCAGGAAGCGCAGGAGCGTGTCAACAGGAAGAACGAGGAGCGTGTGCGGTTATGAAGATAATAAAGCCAAGCGTTGAAATCATGACACCCATGTTTGGGGTGGACATCCAGAAGCACCTGGAGCTTTGCGGGCGTGTATGCTATAAGTCAGAGAGCAGTATCACGGAGGATTCCGCGGATGCGTTTCTTCGGAATATCATCAGCCGTGGGCACGAATCCGTGATAGAGCATTTCAATATTACCGTAAAATTCACGGTTGATAGAGGTGTAAGCCATGAAATAGTTCGTCACCGCTTAGCCTCATATTCGCAGGAAAGCACACGTTACTGTAACTATAGTCATGGGAAGTTTGACGGGGAGCTTACGTTCATTCGCCCGTGTTTTTGGGACGAGGACAGCAAGGCATACAAACTTTGGCTGATCGCCATGCAGAAAATCGAGAATTACTACATCGGCCTGCTGAACCGTGGAGCAACGCCGCAGGAAGCCCGTTCGGTTCTCCCGAACAGCCTCAAAACGGAGCTGATAATGACCGCGAATTTGCGCGAGTGGAGGTATTTTCTCGAATTGAGAACATCCCCGGCAGCGCATCCGCAAATAAGGGAAGTCGCGATTCCCCTGGCACGCATTATGGCGAAGGCTGCGCCGGCGGTATTCAGCGATATTGAGGTGGAGGATGATTTGAATTGAGCGCAAACGGATTGCACCATAAGGGTTTGACAAAATGCGAGTTATACAATGATAATTTTCAGAACTATAAAGCGTATAACATCCCGGCAAAGGCGCAGCTTGTTATTGCTGACATTCCATACAATCTTGGAGGTTCTGCATATGGATCAAATCCAATGTGGTATGTAGGGGGAGACAACAAGAACGGGGAGAGCGACAAAGCAGGGAAATCCTTTTTCCGAACGGACGAGAAATTCAATATTGCCGAGTACTTCCATTTTTGTTCGAAACTCCTGATAAAAGAGCCGAAGGAACGCGGAAAGGCCCCAGCGATGATTGTCTTTTGCGCCTGGCAGCAAATCCCGATGGTGCAAGAATACGGCAAGAAGCATGGCTTCCGAAACTCATATCCACTTTACTTCATCAAGAAAAGTTCTTCGCAAGCATTAAAAGCGAATATGAGGATCGTCGGGGCAGTTGAGACGGCGATGGTTCTCTATCGTGATAAATTGCCGAAATTTAATAATGACGGTCGTATGATTGTAAATTGGTTCAAGTGGGAACGAGATGGGAATGATGTTCCCAATATCCATCCAACCCAAAAGCCTGTAAAATTGCTTAAAAGGCTTATCGAGATTTTTACGGATGCCGACGACGTGGTTATCGATCCATGCGCAGGAAGTGGAAGCACGCTTCGAGCTTGCGCAGAAACAGGGCGTAATGCTTATGGGTTCGAGGTAGACAAGCACTTTTATGCCGAGGCAAAGGAGAAAATGCTGGCAGATATGGCAACACCGTTGTTTTGAGTGGGGGCTTTGATATGGGACACAAGGAAAAGATTTGCGCAGTGTGCGGCAAAACATTCATCCCCAAAGCAGGAAATCAGAGGTACTGTTCCGAAAGGTGCAAGACAGAGCGTTCGGAAATTGCCAAGGCGAAACACAGGGAGAGAATGCGGGAATACATGCGCGAGTATCACCTAAGAAAGAGAGCGGAGGATCGTCAGAAGAAAGCAACCAAGAAAAAATCCATTGGCGAGCTCTCAAGATTGGCGAGCGAAGCTGGAATGTCGTATGGGAAATATGTTGCGATGTATGGGTGCATGTGACAGGAGGACAAGTTCGGATGAACAAATTCATTGGCAGCGGCAGATTGGCGAAGGACCCGGAACTCAAATATACGCAAAGTGGGAAATGTGTATGCACGTTTACCATCGCAATATCGGACGGGTGGGGCGAGAATGCCAAAAGCACCTTCCTCCCCATTGTCGTGTGGGACAAGCAGGGCGAGGCTTGCGGGAATAATCTCTGCAAAGGGCAGTCGGTTGTCCTCGAAGGCCGTATACAGGTTCGGGATTATGAGACGCAGGATGGCTCCAAGAGGTATGTAACGGAATGCGTTGCGCATCATGTGGAGTTTGGCGCAAAGCCAAAAGGCCACGCAAAAGGAGATGGGCAAAAGGAGCCGGGAGAGTTTGGCGGGAAAGCCGTCGCGGAAGAAGAAATACCGTTTTAAGGCAGTACAGAGGGGGCAGGAGCATTGAGGGAATACAATGACTATGTTCAGACCACAAAGGAATATCTGAAGCATTACCATGAATTCAAGGTTGCCGTTGACAACATGAACGACGAAATCGAAGCGGAAGAAAAGATGTTAAGCATTGAACCGTCGGCACCTACCCCCAAGTATGGAGACGACACAGGAGGCGGAAGGAGCGAACTCACGCCGGCGGAGGCAGAGGCGGCAAAGCGCATTGCCATTCAGGAGGACATCGAAAGGAAACGGCTGGAAGTCGAGAGGATAGAGCGGGCGATCCGCAAAGTCGACCGTGCTTTGGATGCACTTCCGGGACAGGACAGGCAGCTCGTGGAGGGGTACTATTTCGAGCGAAAGAGCTGGAAGGAATTGTCCATAGATCACTTTATGACGGAAAAATGGGCACGGGTGGCAACAGGGAAAGCGGTCAAAAAGATGGCGGGCATGATATTCGGGTTTTTCCCGGAGCAACAGAGCTTGTTTGTGTTTTTCGAATGAGAGGGAGGCGACTTGTATCGCCTCCCCTTTTCTTGTTGATAAGTCTGTGGATAAGTGGGATAAAACCAGAGCGGACATTTTGCGGACAAATTGCGGACAAAAAGTTCCTTTTTTGTTCCTAAAAAGTTCCTTTTTTTCGGGAAGGAAAGGTGGTATTATGATAAGGTGAAATAGAGCGAAAGACAGCTCGTGAATAACCAAATAGGCAGACGAGAGGGCATTGCTTCGGCGGTGCCTTTTCTTGTGCCTGTTTTGGCAATTGTAAACGATGCAAAGGTGATGAGCGGTGATGTAGCAATGAAATTGACACCGAAACAGGAAGCGTTTGTCGATTACTATATCGAGACCGGGAATGCAAGCGAGGCGGCAAGGCGGGCTGGGTATAGCGAGAGAACAGCCAACAGGATAGCTACAGAAAACTTGTCAAAACCTGTTATTCAGCAGGCTATCGAAGCCCGGCATGAAGAAATCAAGTCGAAGCGCACGGCAACCATCACCGAGGCCATGGAGTTTCTCACATCCGTCATGCGGGGCGAGGTTACCGAGGAGGCCGTTGTGGTGGAAGGTCGCGGCGATGGCGTTTCCAGGGCGAGACTGGTGGAAAAATCCCCAAGCGTTACCGACAGAGCCAAGGCGGCAGACAATATCCTCAAGCGGCATAGCAGGCCAGCAGGCCTGGAAGAGGAGGAATTGAAAACCCGCATTGAAAAGCTGAAGGCAGAGGTTGAGGTTTTACGTGAGTCAAGAGCCGACACGCAGCAGGACACGGCAGCTATGCTTGCAGGTGTACTGGAAAAGGCATGGGCTTCCAAAGAAGGAGACGGGGATGGAGAATCTTGACAATATGGCGAAGGCTATGCGCCGATATATCGACGACCCTGTCCAGTTCGTCGTGGGAGTGCTTGATGCTGCGCCGGATAAGTGGCAGGAAGAAGCGTTGAGAGGACTCGCGAAGAATGCACGAGTGGCAATCCGAAGCGGTCACGGCGTTGGCAAAACCGCACTGGAATCATGGGCTTGCCTGTGGTTCCTGTTTACGCGACCTTATCCGAAGATTCCATGTACGGCACCGACACAGCAGCAGCTTTTCGATATCCTCTGGCCTGAAATATCGAAATGGATGAAACGGTCACCCCTGCTTGATGGGCTTTTCGAGTGGCAAAAAACGAAAGTCACCATGAGGGGGATGCCTGAAAGGTGGTTCGCGACAGCCAGGACAGCCAGCAAGCCAGAGAATATGGCAGGGTTCCATGAGGAACACCTGCTTTTTATTTGCGATGAGGCCAGCGGCATCGACGACCGCATCTATGAGACGATAGAGGGCGCACTCACCACGAGCGATGCCAAACTCCTGCTTTGCGGAAACCCGACGAAGAACAGCGGCGTTTTCAAACGGGCGTTTTTCGAGGACAGGGATCTGTATCACATCCAGAAAGTCTCCTGTTTCGACATATCACGCATCACTCCCGAATACAGCCAGAGACTTATCAAGCAGTATGGAATGGATTCGGACGTGGTTCGCGTTCGCGTGCTTGGCGAGTTCCCGAAGACGGAGCCGGACGGACTTATCCCTCTCGAATTGGTTGAGTCTGCGATAATGCGGGAACTTCCTGCTGATAGTGATGCGATGCTGGATGTCGGAGCAGATATCGCACGGTTCGGCGACGATGAAACGGTTATCATCCCGCGCATCGGAGGGAAGGTTTTGGGCATATACCACTATACGCGGCAGGACACCATGACGACTGTCGGGAAGATCATCGGCATCACGCGGGGACTCATGAGAGATTATTCGAAGCCAGCGGCAAAGATTCACGTCGATGATGACGGTGTTGGCGGTGGCGTTACGGATCGCCTCCGGGAAGTCATAGGGGAGGATCGGCTCAATATTGATATTGTCGCTTGCCACAACGGGGGCAGTGCATCAGACAGGGAGCATTATGCGAACTGGGTGACGGAACAATGGTGTGGACTCCGGCAGCGACTCGCCGATGGTGATATTGAACTCCCACGTGACGACGAGCTGACGGCGCAGCTATCCACGAGGAAATACCTGCTCAATAGCCGCGACCAAATCATCCTTGAGGACAAAAAGACATACAAGAAGCGGATAGGACGGAGCCCTGACAGGGCAGACGCTTTGATTTTGGCATTTTCCGGCGGCGGGGACACGGACCCGATGCTCGCCGCGTTATTAGGGGGCGTGAAACTTTATGGCTAAAATTGGGCAATGGCTGGATAGAGCCGTTGGGGAAATCAGCAAGCTGCGGAGAGCGGGCTGGTTTTTCAATGTGCGGAACATGTTTTCCGCCCCGTATTCGCTCAACATCGAGGGGCATGTTGATTACAAGCGGGCGCGGGATTTGTATTACAACCGGGATGACAGATACAAGCTGGGGGCAGGATTCGCAAAGCCTATTATCAACACGCTTGCAGGGTTCATGGGGACACCGACATTCACTTGTGACGATGAGGGGGCACAGGAGGGGCTGGATGCCTTCGTTGGTGAGATACGGAGCATCCAGCAGCGCATCCACCAGAAGAACCTTGTCGACGGGGAGTGTTTTGTCCGGCTCGTGAATCTCCCGGACGATAACGTCCTCTACCCGGAGAACCGAAAAGGGACGCGGCTCACGGCGAGAATCATCCCGCCAGAGCAGATTCCTGCGGGCGGGCTTGAATATGACCCCATAACGCACGAATATACTGCCGTCACAATCCTGACGAAAAACAAGTGGATTGATGAGCATGGCGATCGGCAGGAATACACCTACCGCCAGCGCATCACAGCAAACGAGGTCGTCACAACGGTTGAGGGAAACGCGCCGGAGGGGATAGAGGACACGACAGAGCGGAATCCCTGGGGATTCATTCCGATTGTGCATTTCAAAAACGAGCCGGATGAAACGGAGCTCCATGGATATAGCGAGCTGGAACCGATAGAGCCGTTCCTGAAAGCCTATCATGACGTGATGATCCACGCCATAAGCGGTTCAAAGATGCACTCAACGCCGAAGGTTGCTTTCAAGCTGAAGGACGTTGAGAAATTCCTGCGGAACAATTTCCCGCAGGTACTCGCGGACATGCAAGCTGGGAGACCGACGAGCATCGACATGCAGGGGAAAGAGCTGTTCATTCTCAATGCCGAAGATGATGCCAATTTCATCGAGTGCAAAACCGCCATCGGCGATGCCAACGCGCTCCTTGAATTTATTTTCTACTGCATCATCGACACGTCAGAGGTTCCAGAATTTGCCTTCGGCGTGCATATTGCCAGCTCACAGGCAAGCACGAAGGAGCAAACGCCAATCCTCACGCGGAGGATTGACCGCAAGCGCGAGCAGGTTGAGGAGAGCTGGAAGCTGTTCGCACGAATGGCACTCGCGATGCTCTCAACGGTGACAGGCGTGAGGGCGAAAAGCTACGCTGTGGAAATCACCTGGGATGCTGTGATGGACAAGGATGAGGAGGCGGACGCGCAGACGCTCTACAATGTCGTGCAAGCTCTTTCCCTTGCCCTCTCCGGGAACTTCATTTCCATGGAGGCGGCGGTCAATTTCCTCTCCCGGCACATTGACACGATGGAGGATTGGGATGCAGAGAAAGACAAGATCGAACAGCAACGGCTCCTCAATATGCCTATCGAGGAAAGCTACACGCAGGAGCAGGAATCCAGGGCACTTGATGACGAGCTGGAGAGTGGCGATGAGGCATGAGCAGAAGCGACGTTGACGCAATCAAGGCGGCGGCAGGAGATTATTGGAGATACGCGCTGGAAGCACGAAGGGAATACCTGAATCTCCTTACCATGACCGACAAGGAAATCACGGCAATCTACCATGAACACCTTCGGAACGTCCTCACAGATTACAGGAGCGGGCGGAACCAAGGGCTCATTTACCTGCTCCAAGCCATTGACAAGGATTCCCCTGCTTTCCACGGAGCACTCACGGAGCGCATCGAAAACGCCATTGAGAAGGGCGCAGCGGCGGGGATAAACTTCGGCCAGCTCGTCACCATGGACTACATCGGGGAGGCAGGCATGGACAAGGCTCCCGTGGTAAAGGCGTTCGAGTGGCAGAGGAAGCAAGCTGTTGCGGCGAACTACGCAAGGACGCACAAAGACGGGCTATACCTTTCCGACCGCATATGGAACACGTCGGAGGAAGCGCGCAAGGCCATGCGGAGCATTGTCCAGGCAGGAGTTGGCGAGGATGCGGTTCATGTTGCAAGGGCACTGGAAACCTACGTCAAGCAGGGCAAGACGGCGACATGCCTGCTCTATCCAAACATGATGCAGCGCATGGAAGGCCGCGTTCCTGAAAACCTCGACTACAACGCCTTGCGACTTGCGAGGACGGAGCTTTCGTCTGCATATGGGGCGGCGACCATAGGGGCGGCACAGGCCAGCCCTGCCATCGGAAAGGTGAAATGGGTGCTATCAAGCAGCCATCCCAAGACTGACATCTGCAACGCATATGCGAGTGGAGGAAAGGGACACGGGGTTTATGACGCGGGGAAATGCCCGCCATACCCGGCACACCCGAACTGCCTTTGCACTCTCCAGCCGATGCCGGAGGATTTGGACGACTTCCTCAAAAAGATGGACGAATGGAAGAAGGACCCGTCCTCACACCCGGAGATTGAGAAGTGGCACAAGGAACATTATGGGAGGTTCGTCAAGCAGGATAAGAAGTTGCCATACGACGACGAATCGGCTATAATTGAATCAACGGCAAGGGCGAAGGTGGACACGCTCAAACGGGAAATCGATCGCGTCACCCGCGAGATGAACATGAGCGTCAACCAAAAATACATCGAGAAGGAGAAAGAACTTTTCGACCTACAAAAGCGGCTCACGGCGGCAAAGGTGGATGCGGCAAAGAAAGGCGTCGTCCTCACATCTAAGCTGGGAGAAGCCTATGGAGCGGAAGATTTAAAGGCCATAACATCCAAGGTAAGGGCCGCGCCGGAAAATGTGCGGATTGTCTGGAATAGGTTTGAGGACAAGATGAAAATATTGGACACAAACCTTGACACGGCCAAAGAGCCAGCGCATTATTCACATATGAAGAGAGGAATCCGGCTCAACACACAGAAAGACAAGACAGACATGCGGCAAAAACCGTACAAGACGATATTCCATGAATTAGGCCACCTCATAGACCATTTCGCAGGTAGGAATATATTTTTCGCCTCGCGCTATTTTCAGAGCGGGGCATTTGCCGACACCATAAGGAAAGAGGCCAAGGATTACGCAACAGCCGTCAAGGTAAAGCTTCAGATGGACGGCATGAAGCAAGGCATAAACCCAAAGCATTACAGGATAGCCGATGCCTACGATGAGATTAGCCGGGAATTGCGAGGGATTACTGGTACAGAGCAACGAGAGGTATCTGATATTTGGGATGGGGCTACAAAAGGAAAGGCAAGCGGAAGATATGGACACAAAAAGAAATATTGGGACGATGAAGACAGTTTGCCAACGGAAGCATTTGCCCATATGTTTTGCGCCACCATTCAAAACCCGGAGGCATTGAAGAATATTCAAAAGTATTTCCCTAATTCCTACGCTGTTTTCTTGGACATGATGGCATTTATCGCAAAGAAAGGTGTGCTGTAAATGAATGAGATAGAAAAAGTTTTTGATGAGTTGGCAGAGGCTTATCAGCAAAAATTCGGTGAGCGGATTGTGGTGGAAGAGCCAGACGGGTCAATGGAGGATATGATACCTGCTATCCGAAAATGCCTTGAAACAAACACGCCTTACGAATACAGACATCTTCCCCCTGGGTGTATAGCATGAAAATCTCCCAACATCAGACAGGAAAGCCTATCAGTAAAGAAACAAAGGAATATCTCAAGTTGCAAAAAGAGTATGAACAGCGTTTTGGGGAGCAGCTTGTCTTTTCGGTCGTTGGACATGAAAAAAGAAGCCATATCGAGGTTTTGCAGGAATGCCTACGCACGGGCAAGCCTTACGACAGCGGGGAATATGACCCTGGTGTAAAATACTGAACCAGCGAAAGGAAAGACTATTCGCCTTTTGAAAGGCATTAAAGAGGCAGTACCGGGATTGTAAAACAACACAGACGACAAAGCACTTTGCACCATATGCAGAGTGCTTTTCTTATGCTCATTTTTGAAAGGGGGTGAGGACGTGGGAAAGAACAGACTTATTTCTCTCACGGCGAATGTCAGCGGTGAGATGCAGGTGGAGGATATTCCCGTGGCTGGATGGGCAGACACAGACGCGCTCAAAAAGGGCGATGATGACCCGCTGGAGGTTGTTATGGCTGTTCCGGCAGGAAAGAGCACGCGGGGATGGAACTACACCGCAAACGCACTCAATAGCATCGTCGGAGAGGTAAACTCCAAAGGCTTGCCTGGATTCCTCGGGCACCAGAAAGCCGAAAACGTGGCGACGGAGTTCCCGTCCCCCGTTACACACTGGATTGGGGCAAAGATGAAAGACGGCGTTGCCTATTTCCGGGGACTCATTGACAAGAGCGCATCAGATCTCAAACGATGGGTACGCGGCAAGGCAATCACACAGGTCAGCATCTACGGATACCCGGAACTTACACAAAACACGGTTACGGGAGAAACCGATGTGACTGACTACAAGGGACTCTCAATCGATTGGACACCGCTCAACAGGGCAGGGATGCCCACCAGCGTCGCGGCAATGTCAAGCGGCGAGATGGACAGCATCACGGCACCAGCGGATGCAAGCCATGAGGCATTAAGGGAAGCATTGAGGAACGCAGCCTATGACAAGCTCTCAAGGAGCGACAACGATTATGTTGGCGTAAACGCTGTTTACGACGGCTATTTCATCGCGCATCACGAGAGAGGCAACGAGGGAATGCGCTACTACAGGATTTCATACACGAAATCTCCGGATGATGGAGGGCTGCTACTGGGAGAGCCAACCGAGGTTCGGAGGGTGGAGAGCTGGGAGGCGGTTACCTCCGGCGAACAGAAGGAAGGAGAAACACACATGAATGCAGATTTGAAAGCCCTGCTCGATGCAGGAAAAATTACGGAAGCCGACATCAAGGCGGCGGCGGGTGAGATGCAGACACCAGCAGGACAGGCTGCCGAGCCTAGCGCACTTGAAGCGGCTTGCGGCGAGATGTTTGGAGGCAAGACTGGCGACGAGCTTATCAGCGCAGTGAAGGCCGCGTATGAGGCCGAGGTCAAGCAGAAAGCCGCTGCCTTTGCCGACAAGATTGACGGCATCATCAAGAGCAAGGTGAGCGGCGAGATGGCACAGAGCCTTGTCAAAAAGATGGTTCACATCCAGGACGGGGCAACCGATGCGGAAATCACTGGCGAAATTGACAAGGTGCTTGCCGATGAAACCGTGAAGGGCATCCTCGCGAAGGCTCACATCGACACCGTGCCGCCCGTCGCAACAGGCGAGCAGGACGCGGGAGCAGACATGTTTGAGACGCAGATGGCTGCGCTCTGATAGAAAAAGGGGGAAGAGAAAATGGCATATCGTGGTCAGCCCGTACCGAGTACCGTTGTCAATATTTCACAGGTAAAAATCAGCGACGGCAAGAGCGTCGACGTGGTGATTCCTTCGGGAACTGGCGTTGAGGCTGGGAAGTTCTATGTATTCAGCGGATTCTTTGGCCTTGTCCTCAAGACTATTCCTGCTGCATCCAACACGGCAGGGGAGACGGTTGCGCTCCAGATCGAGAACTGCGAGTACATCACCGACCAGATTGACACGGCGAAGACGTTCGCTCTCGGTTCGGAGCTTTATTTCAACGCGACGACGGGCAAGTTCACCGACACCAGCGCGACGGGGCTCCTTCTCGTTGGGCGCGTTTCGGCGGCAAAGGATGCCAACAACGTCATCCAGTTCATCAAATATCCGCAGACCATCACTGTGGGAGAGTAATGCAGGAGGGATAACACATGAATATCGTATCGCAGGAGACTATGCTCGATGCTCGCCGCAAGTACAGCGGGGAAACGCAGGTTCCTTTCACTTTTGGCGGCAAGACGGAGTATGTCACGAAGAAAATCGTGAACGGCGAAATGGCTACCATGAAGTTCAAGAAGCCTTTCGGCGAAATGATTACCTATGGCGGCAGCAATGTTTCCAAGGAGCTTCTGAAAAAGGTCGTTCTGGACGTGGAGCTTGGGCGCGAGGCCGTGCAGGTGCTCTATAAGCCCATCTACGACACCATCTCGGACAGCAGTTTGCCGGAGGTGCTGGATGCGAAGTGGGCATTGAGGGGTGCTTGCGTATTCGCGCAGAGCTTCGAGGGTTCCGAGGTCAAGTTCGGCACGCTGGAAGCAGAGTACGGCCCCACGGCACGCATCCTTACCTATTCGGCAGGATTCGAGTACACGAAGCAGATGAAGGACTTCAACCAGACCTTCCAGGTTGAGATGCTGAACAAGGCCATGGGTGAGGCGTACAATGCACTTTGCAACCACCTCCATTTCGCGCCGATTCTTGATTTCACCTACCCGGCGGCAAACAAGACCGCATATCAGGCACCTGGCTCGGGTGAACCGGAGTTTGTCGGCATCTACAACACCATCAAGGCAGGCCTGAAGCAGGCCAATATCAAGAAGCGGCCGCCTACGATTCTTCTGGCAAGCAAGGCGAATCAGATTGACATCGAGGCGGCCTTGCGCGGTGGATGGCAGTATAACGGAACGGTTCTCCCTGCCATTTCCGGCATCGATACCGTTATCTACTATGACGGCTGGAATGAGACCGTCGGCAAGAAGGAGACGACCTACAACGGCGTTCCCGTGAATAAGGCATACCTCATTCGTCCGAAGCGCGGCTTCAAGGAACTTGTGAAGCAGGATCTTCGCATCGAGGCAACGGGCGGCGACCTCACGCGCCTCATTGATGAGCAGCTTGTCGGCTATGCCTACCGTGGCGTGTTTGCGGCGGTCGAGGAGAACGTGCAGGAGCTCACCATCACGGCATAAGGGGCGTGATCGCATGGTAGTAGACGAAAACGCCGTCGTCACTTTGAGGCGATACCTCAACGAAACGATTCCGACAGGAGGGACGGCATCCGACACGGGACTGTCAGAGGACTATATTTCTTTCCTGCTGGAAACTTCGGGCAACCTTTATGCAGCGGCGGCAAAAGGGTGGCGGCTAAAAGCCACCTCTGCCGCACAAGCACCTGGGGAGCTGAAAAAGTACAGTGTCGGGCAGGAGAGCTATGAAAAGACGACGGGGGCGGACTACGCATCGTATTGTCTCGAAATGGCAAAGATGTTCGACGAGATGGCGGCAAAGGAAGGATTCGGCAGCATCGTCTTGGGAGTGAGGAGGCCGCAGGTAGTATGAGCGATTTTGCGGAGCAACGCAAAATGGACGTTGCATTCTCCATCGCCGAAAACCCCGTGGAAGTGACGATTGACCGCACGGAGAAACGACCGAAAGGCGGCGGGCGGGAGATTGTGAAAACCACGGTGGGGCCTTTCACGATTCGGATATTCGCCCAAAGGGGCAAGAGCATCGGCGTTGTCACGCTCGCAACGACGCCAGGGATTCGCCAGGAGGATAGAACCTATGCATTTCTGGCGGCGGCAGATGCAGACATCCAATGTTCCCCGGCGGTGCAGGACGAATTTACCGCATATGGGATGCGCTTCCGCGTCACCACCGTCATGCGCAGATATTGGAACGGCGAGCTCACGAACATAGACGGAACACTGGAGGAGGTGAGCTGACATGGGATTTACGGACAGGGCGGCAGAATATATTGCACGGCAGAAAACTGCCACACATCTTGTTTGCGAGAATATCGCAGGGAGGATGGAGGCCAAGGCGAAAAGCATCGCGCCATGGACGGACAGAACCTCTCATGCACGGCAAAGCATCAACAGCGGCGTTGAGCTTCATGGCGACACGTTCATCATGTACGTTGCTCACGGCGTGCGTTATGGCAGATACCTCGAAAAAGGTACTGCTCCCCATGTCATTCTGCCGCGAAATCGGCAGGCCCTCTATTGGGCTGGGGCGGCTCACCCGGTCAAGAAGGTGAATCATCCAGGCTCTCGCAAATACCCTGCCATTGTTCCGGCGGCACAAGCGGGACAGCAGGAATTGAGAATTGCAATTCAGCATTGCTGGGGAGTGTGAGGCATGAGGGATGAAATAAGAGCCGCACTCATTGACGGGGTGCCGGAGGTTGAGGGGAGGATTTTCGAGCCCCACACGGCGAGCGCAGACACAGAGAAGCCCTTCCTCATTGTCAAGGACGTGGGGGAGAGCGATAACACGGAATGGGCAGGATTCAGGGCAGGGATTGAGGTTTGGCCGTACTGCGAGCAATCCAGCTACAACGAAGTGGATGCGCTGGCGCGGAAGATCAGTACCGCGCTCAATATGCAGCTCCTTGTGTCAGAGACCGGGGATGCAGTCACCTGTATTGCTGGCGGCATGGATGCGGATGTTATCGACATGGAATGGGATGCTATCACCAGATGCGTGAAGTTCTATGTCCTTGCTCTCCAGCCGTCGGATGTTCCTGGGCCGCTTGAGAACGACCCATGGATTGACGCGCTTGTTTCGTGGACACAGGAAAAGCTCGGCACAGATTACACCATCTATGGCGGGAAACTCCCCGTCGGATATGTCCGCCCTTCCGTCCTCTGGCGTGTTGACGGCATGGAGATAACGGATGCAGGGGCAGCGGCGTTTGATGTGAGGAAAAAGGTCGTTGCGCACGTATTTGGGAGGAATGCAGTCGAAGAAGCAAACATCGCGGCTTGGATTGCAGAGGAGATGGGGGCTGCGGTCAAAATCCCAATAAACTCCTCCGAGCGTCGCTACATGACCTTGAAGGAGCTCACCGCGACACTTTATACGGACGCGATGAAACAGGGACATATCAAGGCGACTCTGGCGCGTAAGACAAGAAAGCCGAGAGAGGAAATGCCTCTCATTGGCGAAGTACAGACAGATGGATATATTCATATGATTGCGAGGGAAGCAGAATGGCTATTGAACAGAAGGAAGCCGTGACGGGCGGCGCAGTTCAGGGACAGGAAAGTGTGGCTTATACGCTGGACGAATTTCGGGCGGCGGCAAAGAAACTTTTCGGCTATGGGCCCGAGGTTATTGACGGCGCGGTGTACGGCAAGACGCAGGAAAGCTACACCGTGGAGGAAATGAAAAGGCTGGTGAAGGACTTCCTCGGGAAGCCTGTAGCAGCAGAACAGGAGGAGAAGTAATATGGCTGGCGGCGAATGGGAAATCACAGACCTCCCGAAGTTACCGGGATTATACATGAACTTCAAGGCGGCGGCATTGGCTTCCGTCACCACGGGCAACAGGGGAACCGTTATGATCCCCATAAAAGCCCATTGGGGGAAAGCCCCGGCAGACGGCCTCATTGAGCTTTACCGCGAGACGGATATTCTCAATGAGTTTGGGGAGCTTGAGGACACGAACGGCAGCACCTTTTACAAGACACTCAGAATGTGTTGCCTCGGAAATCCGCAGAAAATCCTCGCCTACCGTCTTATGGACGACAACGCGGCGGCGGCAAGCCTCACTCTCAAAAACAGCGCGGAAACCCCGGCTGACGTTGTAAAACTTACGGCGAAGTACAAAGGGGAGCGCGGGAATAAGTTCAAAGTCACTCTCGCACCGTCCTTGACCGAGGAAAACATTTTCGAGTTGAAACTTTACGAAGGGACGACGCTCCTCAAAACGTATTCTTTCGCGACGTGGGCAGAGCTTATTTCCGTTGTGAACGCGGCGAACACTTACATCACGGCGGCGAAGGTTGCAGTCGATACTGACGTTTCGGGGAGCAACTTCAAAAGCATTACCTCGACCGCGCTCACGGGGGGCAACAGCGGAATCAGCGGAATCACCAACGCGGATTATATCAAGTTTCTCAACGACATTGAGACGGTCAAATTCAACTACCTTGTCCTCGACGGCGTTACAGACCCGGCAATTCAGACCTCCGTAGCCTCGTGGGTTACGAATATGAGGAAGAACGGCAAGAAGTTTATGTGCGTCATGGGAGGCACGAACGCAGATGACACGGCAGACGACGCGGTGGAAAGAGCGGTTCGCCGTTCGGCAGGATTCAACCACGAAGGAATCATCAATGTCGGCGTCGGCGTGGTACTGGACGGCGTAACCTATTGCAGCGCAGAGGTTGCGCCTTTTGTAGCGGGGTTGATTGCCGGACAGAGAATGACCGAAAGCACCACCTACGCCGCAACTTCTTTCGACGACGTTACGAGGCGTTGGAGGGGCGGCAGGAGCAGCGAACAGGAGACAGCCGTCACGAAGGGCGTATTCCTTTTCGTTTTCGACGGGCAGATTGTAAAGGTGCTTATGGGTGTAAACTCCTTGGTTACGCTCCGGCAGAACCAGAACAATGCTTTCAAGAAAATCCGTTCCATTCGCACGATGGATGCCATCGACAGCGACATGCAGGAGACGGCAGAGGCGAACTACATCGGCAAGATCAACAACACGCAGGAAGGGCGGCTCGCTCTCGTCGGTGCTTGCAAGCAGTACATGGAAGTATGTGCACAGGGCGGCATCATCGAGCGCGGGACGTATGACGTGATTCTTGACCCGACGTATCACGGAGCCGCCGCCACCATCAAGCCGGAGCCGAATCAGGTATTCCTGAAGTGGCACGCACAGATTACGGATGTTATCGAGCAGATATTCAGTGATTTTGTCTGCGAATGATTGGAGGAATGAGACATGCCATATGGAGCAGGGTTTGACTCCGTGAATGCTGTTGTCGGCACTTTCGGATTCATCTACAAAGAGGGCAAATGGCTCTCGCAGTACAACAAGGCGCAGGCTTCCGTTGAGATTACGAAAGCGGAAATCAAGCCCGCTGGTGACAGATGGGTGCATCACAAGGTCACGGCCTTGAAGGGCACGGGCAGCATCAGCGGTTACAAGGTTACAGACGAGCTTCTGAAAGAGGTTTCGGTTGTGGCACAGAGTGAGAAACCGTCATTCCGCACGGAACTCATTTTCACGCTGGAAGACCCGGAGAGCGTCGGGGCAGAAAGGATCCGTTTGATGAACGTCATGTTCGACAAGGTAGACCTGGCGAATTGGGAGCACTCGACGGAGATTCAGGAGGAATGGCCGTTTACCTTCGAGGGCTATGAGCTTCTGGACTTGCTTGAAGATTAAGGAGGAACGCAAACATGTCGGCAAACACGAAAGAACTTGAGATTAACGAGGAGATGGAGCAGAGCGATATTATCACGGCTTTGCTTGCTGCGGATGCGGACAAATTCCCGACGATCACCGTTCCCATCGAGCGGCTGGGAATCCCCGTGAAGCTGAAGGCACTCACAGGGAAGCAGGTTTCCCGCGTCCGCGACCGCAACACCAAGACGGTCAAGACGAAGCAGGGGCCGAAGGAAATGACCGACAACGAGGGCTTCATGATTGGCCTCATTTCTCTTGCGACGGTGAATTTCCAGTGGGGAGCCGCCCCGCTCGTTGAGAAATACAAGGCATCCAGCGGGGACGAGGTTATCAAACGCACGCTCCTTGCTGGCGAGATTGCTCTGCTTGGCGAGGCCGTCCTCGATGTCTCGGGATACAACGTCGAGCTTGATGACATAAAAAACTGATAGCGTCCGGGCGGACTATGCTCTCCTTCTTCCACGCGCTGAGCGTCAGGAGGCATATATCCCCCGGACAATTCTATGCAATGCCAGAGGTTGAGCAAAAGTTTTTTGTTGCCTCCATATTGCAGGAGCTGGAAGCAGAAAACGCCATTCGCAAAAAGATTGAGAACATGAAAGGATGAGGCGCAATGGCTGAAAACAATGAATTTTACAGATTGAACCTCGTCCTGCGAATGGAAGACCATATCACATCGCAGTTATCGGGGATAAATTCAAGGGTTCATGCCCTGGAGGAGAGTTTTCGGCGGGCGAAACAGGCAGCGGAAGCATTAGGCCATTCGAATGTGAATATGCATTTTCACTTCGATACATCCCGCATCGAAACCGCATTGAACAGGATAGCGTCGCGGCTCGACCATATCGGGCACATGACGGCACACCCTACCGTCATAGTGAATGACCAGTCGACGCACACAATCAACAATATCAACCACGGTTTGCATAACATCACATCGCACCCGTGGAATGTGACCGTCGGAATCACGGACAGGATAACGAGACAGCTTTCGGGCATACGTGACATGATTATGTCGCCAATGGGAATGCTGGGGATTGGCCTCGGCGCAGGAGCGTTGGTTACAAGCACAATAGGGACTTATAAAGACTTTGAAAACCAGATGAAAGCGGTTCAGGCCATTTCCGGCGCAAGCGGTGACGAAATGGAACAGCTTACGGCAAAGGCACGGGAGATGGGCGCGACCACCGCCTTTTCCGCCACAGAGGCAGGAAAAGCATTTGAATATATGGCAATGGCCGGGTGGAAAACTCAACAGATGATGGATGGCATACCTGGCATCTTGAGCCTTGCGGCAGCATCGGGCGAGGAACTTGGACGAACATCGGACATCGTGACGGATGCCATGACAGCGTTCCATATGGCACCAGAGGAGGCAAGCCATTTCGCGGACGTTATGGCGCAGACAGCCTCTAACGCAAACACGAACGTATCAATGATGGGCAACACGTTCCAGTATCTCGCATCGACGGCAGGGACATTGGGGTATAGCATCGAGGATGTTTCTCTTGCCATCGGTACAGTTGCGAACGCAGGAATAAAAGGTGAGAAAGCAGGAACAGGGCTTCTCGCCATGCTGAACGGAATGATTAAGCCATCGACAGAAGCGGCAGCGACAATGGAGAGGCTGGGCCTTTCCATCACGGATGCAGCGGGGAATGTGAAACCTTTTGGGGCATTGCTCAAAGACCTGCGGTCGAGCTTTGCAGGGCTCTCCAAAGTAGAACAGGCACAGGCGGCAGCTTCGATTGCTGGCGTTGATGGCATGAAGGCGATGCAGATCATCGCAAACACCTCACAGGAGGACTTTGACAAGCTGGCGGAGGCCATATCTCATTCCTCGGATGAAATGGAATATAACGGCGTTGTCTACCAAGGCGCGGCGCAAAAGATGGCTGCTGTTCGTCTTGATAGCTTGTATGGGGATCTGAAGCTCCTGAATAGCGCATGGGAGGATTTTCAGATCGGGCTCCTTACGGGAGGCGGAGGAGATTTCCTCCGTGGATTCGTCCAATCCGCTACGGAGGCCATCGGAGAGTTCGGTGAGATTTTGAAAAGCCCCGAATTTCAAGAGCTTGATTGGGGCGACCAGATAATTTTCCTGCTTGACCGTGCCATGGAGAAACTGGACGGCTGGGCGAGCGGAAGCGGCGGCGCACAGTTTGGCAAGGTGCTCACGAAACTCGCAGAGATTGGCATAAAGGCTTTCGTCACTGCGTTTGTCGGGCTGTTGCAGGGTGCATTTACGGCATTGGCAAACGGGAACCTTGCGGGAGCGGCAGGGCTTGGCCTTGCCGCCTCAATGATGCCTGGAGCCGGGCTTGTGGCGCAGGGCGTTGGAAGTATTACGAGAAGCATCTTTTACACACCGGGCGAAGCTGCGGGCGGAGCAGGCGGTGAAGGTGGCGCAGGAGGCGCAGGTAGATGGAATTGGGGCCGCATCGGCTCGGCGGCGAAGTGGGCTGGCAGGATAGCTGCTCCCATACAGGCCGCTTTGGATGCAAACCGCCTCTACGAATCCGATGACAAGGTAAAGACTGGCGCGGAAGTCGCTGGCGGCTGGGCTGGAATGATTGCTGGTGCAAAGCTCGGCGCGGCAGGTGGCGGCGCAATCGGCGCCGGGTTTGCAGGAGTCGGAGCGGCACCGGGAGCGGCAATTGGTGGACTCCTTGGCGGCGTTGCTGGATATTTCGGCGGCGAAAAGCTCGGTGGCAGCATCGTGGATAGCGCACGGGAAGCCATGGGCGATATGAAATGGGTTGACGACATAAAGGAGCAAGCCAGCGCGGCTGCCGATTACATATCGGAGGTGTTCGCACAGGCCCCCGATAAAATCTCGGAGTTCATCGACGCGGCTGGGGAATATCTTTCCGGCCTGCCGGAGAGAGCGGCCTATGCCCTCGGCGAGACGGTTGGCACCATCATAACCACCTTGGAAAACCTGCCGGAGCAGGCATCCACGTTTTTCAGCGACCTTGTGGAGCAAGCAAGCACCTACATTTCGGAGCTTCCGGGGCGCGTTTCCGAATGGTTCAGCGAGACCGTGACAGCGGCGACGACCTACGCGGCACAGACGATTGATGGGACAATGGAATATTTCTCACAGCTCCCCGGTCAGGTCGGAGAGAAAATGAGCGAGATGTATAACGAGGTTTCCAATTGGGCAAGCAACATTGTTTCGGGGATTCGCCAATGGTTTTCACAGATCCCCAGCATTGTCAGCAGTTTCCTTGACGAAGCAATCAGCTCGATAAAAAGCAAGGTTCAGAGTGTGCAAGCGAGCTTCAACCTCGGGTTCAGTGCAGGGCTTGGGCACGCGGACGGCGGTATTTTCGACCAGGAACATATTGCCAGATTCGCAGAAGGGAACAAGCCGGAGGCGGTCATCCCGCTCGACATCTCCAAACGGTCACGCGGCCTATCTATACTGGAGCAGGTCCAGCACATATTCGGCATCGATGGTGGTGCAAAGGGCGGCGGATTCGCGCAGGCTGGCATGGAACAGGCATTGAGCGAGAACGCGGAACTGTTCGAGAATGCGGGCGGAGGAGCAGGACTTTCCCCTGTTATCGCTATGGCGGCAGCAAGTGGCGGCGACTTCGGAGGCGGCTTGAACAATGGAAGCCCGTCTTTCAATTTCAGCGGGATAAACTTCAGCTTTGGAAGTGACATCGACGAGGAGGAACTCGCTATTTCCATTGGCAGGAGATTCCTCGCAGAGATACGCCAAGGGCAGGAAAATAGGGGGTGATGGCAGATGTTCGGAGGCGTAGGGATTTCTACGAAACAGGCGGAGAACGCACTACTTGACGGGCTCTCGAAACGGGAAGGACTTTCGGCGATTGCTGGAAACCTTCTCAATGAAGCGGTTGGGGGAGGAACGTTTGTCAATTCCCTCCTCTGCTACATCACGGACGAGCAGACAGGGACGGAGCTCCAGCTCCCTGTGAATCCAGAAAGGA